ACATGGAAAATCAGCGCTCTGTTCGTTCGGTTATCCCATACACCAGGCTTGCTACCAACTGCGCCATTACATGATCCTGATCTCCGACACCGAGGAGCTGGCCGGCGAGTTCATCCAGTGGATCAAGCTGGAGTTCGAAGAGAATCCCAGGATACGGCAAGACTTCGGCGACCTGGTTACCTCGGGCTACTGGACCGACACCGACATCATCGTTGGCGGCAAGACGCGCATCCGCGGCGTAGGCCACGGCCAGCGCATCCGCGGCACCAAGTTCATGCAATACCGCTCCGACTACATCGGTGTCGACGACTACGAAAATGATATCAACGTCAAAAACAAAAAGCTGGTTAAGGAGGGCCTGAAGTGGCTGCTCTCGGCCGCTTACGGCAGCCTCGATCGCAACGGCACCATGATGATGGTCGGCACGATCCTGGCGCGCGTTTCCGTGCTCGGCTTGCTGATCAAGCATATCCAGGACAAGGCCGAGGAATTTGTCCAGAAATACGGCGTGCGCAGCATGCGGGCCGTGGTCCACAGCATCATCACTCCTGAAGGCGAGCCGCTCTGGCCCGAGAGCTTTACCATGGAAGAGATCGACAAGATCCGCATGATCGTCGGCTCAAGCGTGTTCGCCGCAGATTACATGAACAAGCCGATCGATGACGGCATCATCAAGGACGAGTGGATCAAATACTGTCAGCCCGAAGATCTTTTAAACCTACCCTTGGTATATTTCGCCGGTATCGACCCATCGGCGCGGGCCAACGAGAAAAACGATTTCAAAGCCATCATCATCATTGCCAAGGATATGGCGACGAAATATCTCTACGTGGTCCACGCTTTCATCCGGCGCTGCTCTATCGGAGTAATGAACCAGAACTACATTAATCGCTATCGCGAACTTCAAATGCTGGCCTCCGAGTATGAAACAAACGGTTATCAGCTTTACGTCAAAGAGGACCTGGATATTCTCTGTTTAAAAGAAGGGCTCTATCCTCCGATTGTAGCAGTCGAACATCGCACAGACAAGATTATGCGCATTGCCGGACGGCTTGAGACTTTGATCGAGCGCGGGATTATCCGGTTCATCAAGGGGCACTCCGACCAGGACCTGCTGGTCGAGCAGTTATGCGGCCTGGGTAGCAATGAGAAGGATGACGGCCCGGACGGTTTGGAAATGGCGGTTCATGCGGCCGAGAAAGGAGCCGGTGTTTTTGAGTATCACACCAGCAGCCGTAAGCGGTTCGGGCTGAGGGCCATGCAGGAAGGCTACGCATGAAGGCAGCAAAGAAAGCATTGATAGCCAGCGAAGGCGCCACTTCGGGTCAAAGGAAAAGCATAATTCCCAGCAAGGAAATCGCCTCCGCCCAGAAAGATTATCTGCGTTACCAGTCTTATATAAAAACATTTCGCAATCCCGATCCGATTCTGAATAAAACCAAGGAAGGCAGGGAAAAAGGTATTGCACTCTTTTCCGATATGAAACGGGACTGTCACATAGGTTTCTGCCTCGGGCGGCTTACCCAGACCGTCACCCGGAATCCTTTCGCGGTCATCCCAGGCGGGAACAAACCGCAGGACATTGCCGCGGCCGAATTTATCCAGCAGCAGATCAAGAGGCATTATCACAAGCTAATCACCTATATCCTCGATGCCATACCGGTTGGCTTCTCGGTCAGCGAATTCTGGAGCGAGAGCAAAGGTCTGGCCGAGATATCCAAACTAAAAAAACGCCGGCAGGAACGTTTTACGTTCGACGAAAACGGCGAGCTGCTGATGAAGACCGAATCAAACCAGAACGGCGAGGCGATCCCCCAGGAAGGATTTTTGGTGGCCGTTTACCGGGAAGAGGACAACAACAAATTCGGCGAAGGAATTCTTTCCGACTGCTTCTGGCCCTGGTGGTTTAAAAAGTACGCCCTGCCGATGTGGGCCAATTACCTGGAACGGTACAACCAGCCTTTCGCCGTCGGCACATTCCCTTCCGGCACCAACGATGATAAAAAAGCTGATTTTCTCGAAGCTTTGGAATCGATACAAAGCGATTATGCCGTCACGATCCCGGAAGGATGGAAGGTTGAACTGGTCAAAGCCATGGATGCCGGCGCGGCCAACACCTATGAAAATTTCCAGGGGTTCATGGACCGGGCCATTTCCAAGAGAATCCTCTATGCCGCGGTCAATGAGGGTGAGCAGAAGTTCGGCAGTAAAGGATCAAACGAAACTCTAAAGGATATCTCCGATGAAGCGATCGAGGCCGCCGCGGAATTCGCGATTTCGGCGGTCAGTGAAATATTGGTGCCCCGGCTCTGCGACTGGAACTTTGACCTGGAAGCCTATCCGCAATTTACGATTCTGTATAAGAACAAGAAGCTGACCCCGGAGCAGGCCGAGACCATCAAGATACTTGCGGACATCGGGATGGCTATCCCGGTCTACGAGATCCGCGACGCCCAGGGCTGGTCGGAGCCGGAGAAGGATGACCTGGTCCTCTATAAGGGCAAGCTGATCACTTTCGGCGAGATCGCGAAAGAGAATGAGAAGATCGCTCCGGGCAACACCGCCTTGCCGGCGAGCCTGCCGGCGAGTTTCGCCGAAGCGGATAAAACAGAAGACGATGAACCTATGGATGGGATAGTGATCGCCGACGGTAAACTGATCGACAACATTTTTACCGGCACAGCCGATAATTTGCGCGCCGCCTATGACGAGCAACAGCTGATCAACCTGGTCGACAAAGCCGATGATTACATGGCGGCATCCAAGAGCCTGAATAAATACAAACCAAAAAAACTGGAAGATGCCTGGCGCGAAGTCATCGAGCTCGGCCGCTGGCTGGGCGAGTATTCGGTCGCGCAACAGACGGCCGGCATGCAGTTCGCCGATCCCGTGTTCAAGGTGGAAGAAGCTTTCGAAGCATCTTTCCGGAAACTTTCTCCCAAAGAAGCGATCGCCTGGCTCAAGTCAAAAATTCCCGTCACGAAAGCGATCTATCGCCAGCTTGATATAGCCTCCAAAAATGCCGCCTTCTACGTGGCGGGCCTGGAGGATATCGAGCTGATCAACGCCGTTCGCGAAAAGATGATCCAGTCCCTGCAAAAAGGGATCCCTTTCGAACAGTTCAAGCGGGATCTCAAAATGTCATCCGGGGCGGATCCCTTCTTCTCCAATATGAAGACCGCTTTTTATACCAACATCCACCAGTCCATGGCGGCCCAGGATTATGAGGCGCTGGAACGGATAAAGGACATCGTCCCTTACCGGCGCTATTCGGCGGTGCTCGACAGCCACACCCGGCCGGAGCATCGCAAGTGGCACAACTTTGTTGCCGCGGCAACGGATCCGATCTGGAATTACCTCTATTCGCTGCTGATGGATTTCAACTGCCGCTGCCGGATCACCGTGACAACCGAAAGCGATTACAAGCGCCTGGCGCAGCGGTCGGCCGGGATCCGTGGCGATGGAAAATATCCCGAGTTCAAAAACAACCCCACCCTGGCCAACCAGGGGAAACTCAAAGAGATACTGAAAGTGAAAACGGAATATGCCGATTACCTGGACAGCAAGCTCGGCAGTTGGGCCAAAATTATGGCCAAAATCGAGGGGCAAAAATGATCAAGAAAACGCAAAAAAACACCCCTCTAAATCGGGCGGAAATAGCCCGCCCTGCCGCGCGCCCCCTCTTCGGCCACATTACCCCTCTGCAAAAAAAGTTAAAGGCGCCACGAGGCCGTGTTTTTAAAATAATCGCCGAATCGAAAGCATTATCGGCCATTTCCGCGCGAATAAGATTTATCCTCAAATTTTGTGCAAAAAGGTGGTTTAAACGCCTGTTAAAGGGTGGTTTAAAGAAAATCGCCGAAAGTGGCCTGAGGTCACTGACCTGTTTCCTGATAAAACGCCGAAAAGGGAGGTTTCTACATGAGCAAATGGTTTGATATTTTTAAGGAAGGAATACATTTTGACACCGCTGGCCGCAGGCATGTCATCACCGCGGACGACCTGCAGAAGATCGAAAGAAAATTCAGCGAGGCAAAGGACGATGTTGCCCTGGTCGTCGGCCATCCCAAGACCAACTCTCCGGCCTTTGGCTGGCTGAAGCGGGTCAAGGTTTTTGGGGATAAGCTGCGAGGCTCGGCGGAAGACATCGTCCCTGAATTCGCCGAAGCGGTCCGCAAACGCATATATAAAAAAATCTCCGTATCCCTGCGCCCGGACCTGAGCATCCGCCATGTCGGCTTCCTGGGCGCCGTTCCGCCGGCGGTCAAGGGATTGGAGTCGGTGATGTTTGCCGAGGAAGACGATTCGTTCACCATAGAATTTTCCGACGAGGATCTGAATTTCAGCGATGCGGGATTCGTTTACGGAAAATTCAAAACCATCGGCCGGGCGCTGCAAAACCTGCGCGACCTTGTGGTGGAGAAGTTCGGGATCGAGGCCGCCGACAAGGTGGTCGCCCAATGGGATCTCGATTTTCTCAAAGAGGATCCGCCCGATGAAACCAAGAAGGAAGAGTCGGCAATCCAATCATTCAACGAGCCAATAACCCCGGAGAGGGGTAAGGAGGATAAATCAATGAAGGAAAAAGACAAACCCGAAACCTCCGGGGCCGAAAAGACGGAGGATTTCGCGGAGAAGGTGACCAGCCTGGAAACCGAAAATACCAAGCTACTCACTGAAAACAAAGCTTTGAAAAAAAAGCAGGTTGAAGGCACCGTGGCAAACTTCATGGAAAAGTTGGGAGGGAAACTGCTACCCAAGTTCAAAAAGGGTATCACTGAACTCCTGATCAACCTGGAGGAAGCCGGCCAGGAGATCAACTTCTCGGAGACTGAGAAGAAACCATCCGCAACTTTGCTGATGGAATTCCTGGAGGCCCAGCCCGTGCAGATCCCGACCAAGGAAGTCGGCGGTCCCGCCGGCGGTGAAGGCAATGAAGGCCCGGCCGAATTCGCCGATGTCAACGTGGACGAAGATCGCCTGGAAATTCACAACAAAGCCAAGGCGCTGGAAAAGAAAGAAAAAATTCCCTACGCCGATGCCGTGCGCAGGGTCATGAAAGGAGGTAACTAATCATGGGAAGAGCAGCTGAATTGAGGATCGTTGATCCGGTCCTCACCAATCTTGCCTGGGGATATAAAAACGCCGCGATGGTCGCGAGCGCCCTGTTCCCCAGGGTGGGCATCGACAAGGAAGCCGGGAAGATCCCCGTCTTTGGCAAGGAGGCGTTCAAAGAGTACAACACGTACCGCGCGCTGCGCGGAAACTCCAACATCATGCCCGTGGAAGCCAGGACGACTATTCCCGTCGTGCTCGACGAATACGATCTGGCCTACCCGATCGATCTCCGCGAAAAATCCGACTCGACGTTCGACGAGCAGAAGATCGGTTTGAAGATCGTTCAGGACGCCATGGCGTTGAGGCATGAAATCGCCTGCGCCCTCATTGCCTGCACCGCCGGCAGTTATGCCACGGCCAACAAGGTCACGCTGAGCGGCACCACCCAGTTCAGCCATATCAGCTCGGTCCCGATCACCGTGATCGAAACTGCCAAGACGGCGGTTTCCGCATCGTGCGGCATAAAACCCAATACCATGCTCATGGGCGGCGCGGTTTATGACTGCCTGGCGCAGCACTCTACTCTGATGGAACGCATCAAGTATTCGATGAAAGGCGTGCTAACCATCGACCTAATGAAGGAAATCTTCGGGATCCCGAACATTGTCGTCGGTGATGCACTTAAGTCGAGCGACGCCGGCGTCCTGTCGAAGGTGTGGAGTGACTTCGTCGTTCTGGCCTATGTCGCCGTGGGCAGCGAGAGCGAGTTCGAGCCTTCCTACGGCTACGACCTGTTCAAAAAGGGCTATCCCCAGACTGATGTATACACCGCACAGGGCGGCAAAGTGGACAACGTCCGCAACACCGACATTCACAAGCCGGTGATGGTGGGCGCCACGGCCGGCTACCTGATCAGCGACGCGCTGGCGTAAGCGGGGGGAACCATGTCCGAGACCAAGAAGTTCGTCGTGATCGACGGCCCCATCAACCACGACCAGGAACTCTACCAAAACGGGGACACGATCGAGCTGTTGAAGAAGGCAGCCGAGCGGCTTGAACGCGAAAAAAAAGTGGTTCCGTTCAAGGAAGAGAAGAAGAACGGCAAGCCCGGGGATCCCGGCGACGGTAAGGGCCAGAAAGAGGGCTCCGAAAGCCAGAAAAGCGGGGCCAAGGAAGATGCCGAGAAAAGCGGCTCTAAAGTCCCTGGCCAGAAGGAAGACAAAGACAAGAAAGGAGGGAAGAAGTGAAAACCTACAAACCCATTTTGACGGACTCTATCTTGGCCGCGGCCGCGCTCGCTGCCTATCGATTCATCGGCCTGGATGGGAATTACTGCGGGGCCAATCTGCCCGCATGGGGCGTGTCCGAACTGGCGACCGCCAGCGGCGAGCAAATCCCCACCATTACCCATGGCATCGCCCTGGTCGAATCGGGCGGTATCATCACCGCCGGCGACAAGGTGACGTCGGATTCCACCGGCCGCGCCGTGACTGTGGCCGCGTTGGCCGCGGCCGCCCCGGTCGTCGACGACACCAAACTCACGATCGACAGCGGAGCCGTGGCCGTCCTCAGCTCGGCCGCTGATGGCGCGATCATCAGCGCCGCGGCCGGCCTGCTGGCCGCGCCTGTGCTCTCGGGTGGCGTCTTGCCGGTTGCCGTCAATGGCATGGCAATGGATGCCGCTTCGGCCGCCGGCGAATTTATCCGCGTCCGCGTGCCCGCGTAAGGGCGAGAGAAAGGATTGATGTAAAGAGGGGCGGGTTTCTATGCGCCCGCCCCTTTTTAAAAACGCAAGGAGAACATGGACTACTGTACGATTAATGACCTGGTCGACGCCATCACCGCGAAGACGCTCACCCAGCTGACAGATGACGCCGGTGCCGGCACCTACGACTCGGACGTCTTGACTGCCGAGATCGCAAACGGCCAGGAAGAAATGGACCCTTATCTCCGGACACGTTATTCGGCCAAAATGCCCTTTGTCGTTATTCCCGGGATGCTGAAGGCGATCAACGTCGATATCGCCCTTTACAGGGTCTACAAGCGCCGCGGGAAAGTCCCGCAATTGTACGTCGACGCCTATGACAAGGTAATAAAGAAACTCGAAAATATTGCCAAGGGATTGATCGACTTGGGCGATAGCACCGCACCCCTGGCCGAGGACAATGACAGCGTCACGTTCACGAACAAAACGCCGGAAGACAGGAAATTCCGCGACCCCGAAGGATACTGATGAAAGTCACTACTACCGTTAAATTGGATAATCTGACCGGGATCCAG